AGAAGAAGCGCGCCATGGAGCGCCTCCTCGTCCAGCGCGAGAAGCTCCTCCTCTCCGCGCAGGACATGGTGCTCCCGGCCCAGGGCACGGCCCCGCTCGCCCGCGGCGCCGTCAACTGGCTCCGCCCCAAGCCCGCCGGGGGCGCCGACCCGCAGGGCTCGGGCGTCCGCGTCCCCGACGACTACCGCACGCTCCCCGGGGCGTTCTTCGACGGCTACCTCGACGCGCTCGACGCCGACGCCTTCGAGGACCTCGTCGCCACGGTCGCCACGTACCTCCGCGACTCCGCGGACTTCACGTTCTTCTGCGGCAACAAGGTCAAGCGCCGCATGAGCGGCTGGCTCACGAAGAGCGACGCCGACTCCGGCGCCATGCCCGTCGTCGTCCAGAAGGACGGCAGGCCGTTCACGTTCAACCAGACCGTGGACGTGTTCAAGTTCGACACCGCGACCGTCCGCGCCATCCAGAGCTACAACATCGCCTGGACGCTCACGGACGGCGACCCGGCGAAGTCCGTGGCCAGCGCCACGACGCCGCTCGCCGGCCTCCTCATCGACCCCAAGCTCTGGCGCATCCGCCGCCTCGCCCCCATGCAGTGGGTGCCGATCGACGACGAGGGCCAGGGCGACTCCGGCTTCTACCGCGAGATGGTGGGCCTCTGCTGCCTCAACCCCCGCGCCAACGGCCTCGTCCTCCCGACCGGCGCCATCACGCCCGCCGGCAACGGGGGTTAAGGATTGCGTGCCGGCTTCGCCGGCGAAAACCTGAGTCTTCGGCCCGGAACGGGCCACCTGATCCACAACCCGACCATGACGCCGACCGAGCAGAGACTCTGCCGCGACTGCCTCGCCGAGGCCTCTCGCGCCGCCCGCCGCGGGCTTGCCCGCGACCGGGCCCGCGCGAAGGCCCGGCAGGGCGCCCCCGCGCCGCGCCTCGGCCGCACCGGCGTCCTCTGCCGCTCCGTGGACGCGGCCGCCTACACGCAGGCCGCGATCCTGGAGGGGCCCGAGGTCAACACCGCCGCGGGCGAGGGCTGGTGGCAGGACCAGATGGACCGCCACCCGCACCTCCGCGGCCCCGACTGGCGCGGAAGAGGCGGCTCCCTCGACGGCCTCCACAACCGCCACGGCAGGGTCACCACAACCTACCGCGACGGCCGCTGGTGGCTCGTCGGCCCGAACGGCGAGCTCACCCCGGACGACCGGCCCGGAAAACTGAAACTCTGAACCCATCCACCCACCCACTTCCCATGAAACGACTTCTCCTCCTCTCCTCCATCCTCGTCGGCTCCCTCGCGCTCGCGGCCACCGTCAGCGTCGAGCCGGAAAAGCTCTACACCTGCGTCCTCACGCTCCGGGGCACCGCGCCCGCCGCGTTCCCGGCGGTGACGGGGCGCGGCCACGCCCTCGTCCTCGAGGCGCAGGGCGGCGCCGCCGTCGTCACGGTGAAGCACGTCCCCTTCGGCGCGGCCGTCACCAACACGGTCGGCGCGGTGACGAACGGCTTCCTCAAGGCGGCCTCCACGCTCGGGCTCCCGCCCCTGCGCGAGGGCGACCTGCTGCTCTTCGCCGGCCCCGCCAACCAGACGAACCGCGTCACGGTGACCTACGCCGCCGACAAGCGGCTGGGGCCGCCGAAATAGGGATTAAGGATTGCGTGCCGGCTTCGCCGGCGAAAACTTAAGTCTTCGGCCCCGCAGGGGCCACTTAAAGCGACAGCGACTTAACCCATGTCAGGCTTCGCCCCCCTCCCCATCCGCTCCGTCTTCGACCGCGTCACGCGCGGCGCCGGGTACGACCCGGCGACGGTCAACTACTCCGCCGCCGAGCGCGAGCGCGTCGCCGACCTCGTCAACGACGCGCTCGCCCTCGCCTGGCGCCGCGCCATGTGGCCCGCCCTCATGGAGGTGCGGCGCATCGCCTACCGCCCGCGCTGGGCGGCCGGCCCCTACGCGCAGGACGACGAGGTCTGGCACGAGGGCTCGTACTGGCGCGCCCTCCGGCCCACCTCCGCCGAGCCCGGCGCCAACGGCGACTGGCAGGACGACCCCCCGGACTTCCTGCCCTCGTTCCCGTTCCTCGCCAACGCCATCGACGAGGTCGACCTCGCCGCCTGCGTCTACGAGCGCCACCCCGCCCGCAGCCGCGACGCCCGCCCCTACCCGTGCCAGCGCACGGACTTCGGCGCCGTCGTCGCGAGCGAGGACTGGCCCCTCCTCCCCTACGTCCGCTACCGCCCGCTCCCGCCCCGCTACACCTGGGCCAACACCACGCCATCGGACACGCCCGGCGCCGTGTGGTTCGTGGAGGACACGGGCGAGTGCATGGCGCGCCTGCCCGACGGCTCGGCGGCGGCGCTGCCGTTCCCCGTCATGTTCCAGGGCTTCGTCGTGCGCTACGCGGCGGCCGTGCGCCTCCGCGACGAGGACGGCCGCGCAGAGGCTCTGGCCGAGGCGTGGGAGGAGCTCGACCGCGTGAGCGACGCGAGCGAGGACGCGATCCGCGCCCCCCGCCGCGCCGCCGTCCGCTTCGCCGGAAGGAGGTTCCGGTGAGCCTCCCCAACTACCTCCGGGAACGTTCCCCGGACATCCCCCAGACCCCCATCCAGACAAGGAGCGCCGATTCCATGCCCGCAGCCGCCCCCGCCCCCTTCGACCCTTCCGCCTTCAAGGACGCCGTCCGCGCCCTCGTCGCCAAGATCGGCTTCGTCCCCGCCCCGGCGAACATCCCCGAGATCGCCGCCGCGCTCGACCTCGACACCGACGCCATGGCCGCCGTCCGCGCGGCCGTCCGAGGCATCCTCGCCGCCGCCGGCGTGAGCCCCGTGCCGGATGACATGCCCGGCATCGCCGCCGCGCTCGCCGCGAATGCGGCCGCGGCGGTCCAGGCGATGGACCTGTACAGGAGCCTCCTGGGCGAGGCCTCCTACACGTCGGTGTTCAACGCCTACGGCGCCGACGACCTCTCCGGGTGGCTGCCGCTGCTTGTCGAATATGAGCTCGTTCTGGACATCGCCTTCCCGGACGCCCTTTCCATCGGCGGCGACTGGACCTACGGGACCGAATACTCCGCCTCCGTCAGAATCGCCTTCCCCGTCGCGACGGCAATGGAGTCCGAGGCCTTCCGGGACGGGCTTGTCTCCGGGATCGACCTGTCCGCGCCCGAGCTCCTCGCCATTCCCGACCGGGCCTTCGAGGACAGCGGGTACGGCGGCGGCTCCATTTCCCTGGCGGCCCCGAAGGCCGGAAGCGTGGGGGCGTATGCGTTCGCAGGGCGGTACCTTGACGACGTCGTCCTTCCATCCGTTCTCTCCGTCGGGAATTACGCCTTCGATTCCGCCTCCGGAGACATCGGCCTCCCTTCCGCGACGGACGTAGGGGCGAATGCGTTCTACAACTTCAGCGGCGGCCACGTCGATCTCCCCGCCGCGACGCAGGTGGACGAATCCGCGTTCTCCGCCGCCATGTATCTCGAAGTCGGCCTCGGCAGCCTCACCGTCGCGCAGGTGGAGGCCGCGCGGTGGTTCGGCTGCATGGACGAGTACGCCACCTTCTATTGCTCCGACGGCGAAACCTCGCCGGAGGTATGACCCGACCCCGAAAAACAGAAAGGAACCCGCGCAATGCTTGTGAAGCTCATCGACAAGAACCGCATCCTCCCCGCCCGCCGCGGGGCCGAAGCCACGCCGGAAGGCCGCGCGGCCCTCGCGGCCGAAGGCTACCGCGTCCTCCTCCTCTCCACGGAGCCCCGGCGCGGCGGCGGCCGCCCCGCGTTCCGCTACGAGGCGCTGGGCGACTACGTCGTCAGGCTCCCGGCGGAGGCCCCGGCCCCCTAGCCCTGCGAGTCCCGCCCCCTAGGAGCCCCCCGCCATGAAATCCCTCAAGAAGCTCTGGAAGACCCGCATCCTCCCCCGCCTCCGCGAATGGTGGGAGCGCAACATTGTCGCCGAGGATCCCGCCGACCGGCAGACCGACCGACCGGCCGACGGACCGGCCGACGGACCGGCGCCCTCCGCCCGCCCGTGGCGCGACTGCCGCCGCTCCTCCAACTGGGACGGCGCCAACGCCTCGAAGAGGATGATGAACCTCGTCTCCCCGAAGTTCACCGACGCGAAGGCGCGCGAGTACCTCGACTGGCAGCAGGCGCGCGGCTGCGACCACGTGCACCTGCTCCTCGTCAACCAGGCCGACGGCGAGGGCTCCGGCTACGACGCCCTGGGCGACGACTCCGCCCGCGCCACGGCCCTCGCCCGCGTCCGCGAGATCCGCGCCCGCGGCCTCGGCGTCGTCGCCTGGATCGTCGCCGACGACTCCGACTCCTACCGCCGCCGCGTCTTCGCCGACCCCGCGAAGTACGCCGACGCCCTCAAAGGCTTCATGCCCTCCCTCTCGTACGTCGTCCTCGGTCTCGAGATGGACGAGGGGGAGGGCTCCTCCGCGAAGTGGAAGGCCCTCCGCGACGCCGTCGTCGCCGCCGGGTGGACCGGCCCGGTCGCGACGCACCACACGAGCGGCAAGTCCACCCACGCCGGTCTCGGCCAGATCGTCATGGACCAGCTCGACCCCAAGTGCTCGAAGGAGCAGATATCGGCCTCGGTCAAGGCGCTCCGCGCGAAGGGGTACTCCGTCTGCGGCTTCGAGTACTCGCGCGGCCCCGACCGCGCGAAGGCGCAGGCCGCCCTCGACGCCGGGGCGTTCGGCTGCGGAAACTGGTAGCGCGCTTCGCGCGAACGACGAATGACGAAGGACGAATGACGAAATGGACCCCGAAAGAATCCTCTCCGCCGCCCGCAAGGTCCGCGCGGCCTACGCGCGGGACCGCTCCAACCGCTACGCGCTCCTGGAGCCGTGGACGTTCGACGTCGACTGCGGCAAGGAGGGCATCGAGCCGTTCCACTACGACGGCGGGCTCATCGCGACCCGGCCGCTGCCCGAGGGCCTCATGCGCGTCACCGTCAAGCCCTACTCCGCCGAGAGCGGCGTCTGCGACGGCTGCAGCCTCTCGCCCGACCTCCCCGGCTGCCGCGAGGCCGCGCTCTTCCACGACCCCTGGTACCTCGAGATGGAGCGCATGTCGGAGGCCACCGGCATCCCCCTGGGGGATCTCCGGCGCCTGGGCGACGACGTCTTCGGCGACCTCTGCCGCCGCCTCGGCGCGGGCGGCCCCGTCGCCCGGCTCTACCACGCGGCGGTGCGGTGGTTCGGCGGGCTCTACCGCCGCGCCTCGCCGCGCCTGCCGCAGATCCTCCTCGCCGCGCTCCTGGCCATCGCCCTCGCCGGCTGCGCCTCCATCCCCGCCATCCTCGACGGCCCCGTCCCCACGCCGTCCTACGAAAGGAGCGCCCCCTAGCCATGGCCATCGATCCCGACAACGTCCGCAAGCGCGACTACGCCCTGGGCGAGATCGCCGCCTCGAACCTCTCCGCCGCGCTCAAGGAGGACCTCTCCAGCGTCGTCGCCAGCTCCGCCGAGTCGACCAACGGCCTCACCTCCCGCGAGAAGCTGCAGTCCGTCTCCGAGAGCCTCTTCGACATCGCGCGCCTCATGGCGCTCTTCATCGTCGGCCAGGGCCGCCGGATCACGTCGTGGAAGGACGTGGCCGTCGCGTTCAAGTGGCCGCTTACCATCGTCGCGATCGGGGGGCTCGCCCTCCTCGCGCTCCACCCCGAGCTGTCGCAGCTCGTCGACAGCCTGGCCCACACCATCCGCAAGTAGAAACGCAGGGAGACACGCACCCATGCCATTCGCACCAGACACAACCGTGACCACCGGCGGGACCGGTGTCGTCCGCACCGAGATCAAGGACGGCGACAAGTCCGTCGGCACCATCACGACCACCATCGAGCGCGACACCACGCCGGGCTCGCAGCACGTCCTGAAGATGACCACGAGCTTCGGCTTCTACGGCTACGACGGCTCCGGCACCTTCGCCGACGACAAGGCCGCGATCCTCGCCATCGCCCAGGCCATCGCCGCCCACTTCTACAACACCGCCGCCGGCGCCGACTCCGTCTACGAGCACGTCAACGGTTTGAGCTAGCGGCGAGTGACGAGTGGCGAGTGACGAGAGGAGGCCCCTCCATGATCGACCTCGAGACAGCGATTTCCCGCGAGACGCGCCGCCCGACGGCGGAGGCGATGGACGCGATCCGCGAGCGCGCCGAGCGCTGCGTGCGGCAGATGGAGGAGTACGGCGTCGCGGAGAACGCCGCCCTCGCCCGCCGCATCCGGCACTGCCGCTGGCCCGGCCAGCACTGGAGCGAGCGCGTCTGGGACACGGCCGGGGAGGCCGCGTACCCCTTCGACGGCGCCTCCGACTTCCGGCGCCGCGACGCCGACTTCCTCGCCAACCAGCGCGTCGCCGAGGCGTTCACCGCCCTCATGCGCGCCCGCTGGCGCTTCGGCCGCCCCGGCGGCTCCTCCGCCGAGGCCGCCTGGGCCGCCCGCGAGTGGGAGGACGCCCGCCGCCGCCGCATGGGCGCCGAGTGGACGTTCCAGAACCTCCTCCTCGCCAACTACCTCCACGGCTGCGGCCGCGCCGTCGCCGGCCTCTGGACCGGGTGGCGCCGCGACCGCGAGCTCCGCCCCCGCCGCCGCCCGCTCTCCTACGTCGGCGAGGCCTGGGCCGCCGCGCAGGCCGCGCAGGGCCTCGACGCCGCCGCCGCGCTGGAGGAGTTCTCCGCCGCCGCGGCCGCGCCCGGGGCGGAGGCGTTCCTCGCGGACGCGCTCGAATCCCTCGGACTCTGCCGCGCGAAGGCCGAGGCGCGCGAGGGCGCCGCGTCGCTCGTCGCGGCCGGCTGGTTCGAGGAGGTCGCGCCCGCGACCGTCGCGGACCGCCCCTCCGTCAAGGCGCTCGCCCTGGGCGACACGCTCTGGGTGCCCGTGGACACGCCCGTCGGCGCCGGCGACGACGCCGACGAGATGCACCTCGTCGAGTGGATGGACCGCGCCACGCTCCTCTCCCGCGCCCGCCTCGGCGGCTGGGACCCGCGCTTCGTCCGCGAGCTCGCCGGCTCCGGCGGCGGCGACCTCGGGCACGAGGGCGAGTCCGTCTTCCCGCTCTACGAGTGGGTCGAGGACGCGGGCGGGGTGTCGCGCGCCGACGCCTCGCGCCTCCGGGGCCTCTACCAGGTCGTGCGCTCCTACGTCCGCGGCGTCTCCGCCGACGGCTCGATCGGGCGCTACGAGGTGGTGTGGGCGCCGGGCGCGCGCGGCCTCTCCGCGGACGGGCTCCGGCTCGTGCGCGACGCGCACGGCCGCTGGCCCGTGCAGATCTACACGGCCGAGGTCGCCGGCCCCTTCGCGCTCGACGCGCGCTCGCTCCCGGTCCTCGCGAGCGGCGTGCAGGAGCAGGGCAAGATCAGCTTCGACACGATGGCCAACATCTCCATGCTCCAGCTCTCGCCGGTCGTGACGAAGGGCCGGCGCGAGCAGGGGCAGCTCCTCATCGAGCCGCTCGGCGAGATACGCCTCGGCGCGACGGGCGACGCCCGCTTCCTCACGCCGCCCCAGGTGCCCGGCGCCACCATCGCCTGGCAGGACCGCGTGGACCGCTGGCGCGACCTCTACTTCGGGATCCCCAACAAGGACCTCCCGCCGCAGCTCTGGCAGAACCAGCAGAGCCTCCGCGTCTGGCTCCAGCTCGCGCAGAGCGCCGAGACGTGCCGCCGCGTCCTCGCGGCCTGCGCCACCGAGGCGCCGTCGGAGACCCTGCCGCCGGCGCTCGCGGCCGACCCCGGCGCCGCGTGGGACCTCCCCGTCGAGATCGCGTGCGACCCGCACGAATGGGACCTGGAGTACATCGAGAAGACCGCCCAGGTCGTGAACTCGCTCCTCATGCCGATGGACCGCAAGGGCGTCCTCCGCACGTCCGAGCTCGTCGGCGACCTCCTCCTCTCCATGCTGCCGGAGCACGCCTCCGCGCTCGCGCCGGAGGAGGAGGCCGACGACGCGGAGCTGCGCGACGAGCAGAGGAACCTCATGCTCGTCCGGGCGGGCGTCCGGCCCAAGGTCCCCGAGGGCGGCAGCGCCGACTACGCGGGGCGCCTCCGGATGTACGAGGACATGCTCGCGCGGAACCCCGCGGCCTTCGACGACATGGGCCCCGACAAGCGGCAGCTCCTGGAGGAGCACATGGCCGCGCTCCGCCAGCAGCTCACCCAGTACGGCGAGAACCGCGACATCGGCCGCTACGGCGCGCGGCGGGAGGTCCCGGCCCCCGAGGAGGCGTAGCGCTTCGCGCAAGGACGAAGGACGAAGTACGAAGGACGAAGGAAATGCCGACACTGCCGCAACAGTCTTTCGATCCCCTGGCCTTCATGGGCCTCTCCGAGAAGGACGCGTTCCTCTACGAGGAGCAGCGCCTCGACGGCCTCGCCGCGACGCGCATCGTCCGGCGCTGGGGCGGACCAGGGCACGGGCTCCCCGAGCCCGCCATGGCCGCGCTCGCCCAGCGCCTCGACCTCTCCGCCGACGCCGACCGCGCGCCGGGGCAGAGTCCGGCGCTGCCCGGCTGGCAGGGCGAGGCGCGCTACGTCGCCAACCCCCTCGTCGAGGGCGTGCCCCACCCCGGGCTCTGGGCGGGCGGCCCGATCCAGGTGCAGTTCGAGCGCAACGTCCCGCGGCGCGAGGACCGCACGCTCTTCCTGGAGCAGGTGCTCACGCTCGTCTTCCACGCCGGCGTCTGGTCCGTCGCCCAGGGCGGCGCGGTGACGCTGGCGGGCGCCACCGCCTCCGGCGCGCTCGCCGCGCTCCGGGGCCACCGCCCGCAGTGGCGGATCGGGAGCGACCGCCGCTCCCCGTTCCGCGACGACTGGCCGGAGGAGGACACCGCCGAGTTCGCCTGGCGCCACTGGACGCACGAGAGCGAGGCCGCGCTCCTCGCCCTCACGGACGCCGACCTCACCGCCGCGATCCGGCGCCACTCCCCCGACACGCGCGAGTGGCGCGTCGCCGCCCGCAGGTTCGAGATCGACCCGGACGCCAACGCCGGCGTCTTCACCGTGACCGCGACGTGCAAGGACGCCGGCACGGTCTCCGCCTCCGGCCCCGAGGCGTCGCTCGCGGCGCTTCCGCACAAGTTCTCCCCGGTCGACAGGCGCCGGACGCGCAAGTTCGGCCTGGACAACGGCCGCAGGGGCGAGGGCCACTACCTGACGCTCTCCGCCGAGTGGCCCGACCTCTCCCGCGGCTCCCGCGACGCGCTCCTCCGGATCGACAACGTGAAGAGCGTCGAGCGGATCGTCAAGCCCGAGTTCCCGGCCGCGACGACCATCGACGGCGGCCGCCACTGGACGGGGACCGGCGACGCCCGCCGCGCCTGGTGGCGCCTCTGCGACACCGCAATTTCCGAGCAGGACGACGGCCTCCTCTCCCTCAAGCTCACGTGGGAGATGCCCGAAATCGACAACCTCGCCGACTCCGTGAAGACCGAGGAGTACGGCGGGGCCGGCTGGGGGCAGCGCCGCGGCGTCACCGTGCCCACCGTGCCGAGCGAGAAGGCGCCGGAGGCGATGGACGCCATCGAGACGCCGGCGGGCTACGTCCCGGCGCGGCGCGCCGTGCGCGAGCGCGACGAGGGCTTCTCCGACGCCTCGGCCGAGTTCCACCGCGTCTGGGGCTACACGGGGACCGACGTGCCCCCGAACATCCCGACCTACCAGGGGATCGCGGCGCCGGACATCGAGTGGCGCCCCAACCTCTGCGACGGCCGGGGCGGCGTCGTCCTCACGTTCTACCGCGTGGCAAGGTCCGCGCAGGACGGCGTCATCGCCTACGCGACCGGCGCGGCGGTGTCCTCCGCCCTCGCCGGCGCGCGCCTCCGCTCCATCCACATCCGGGGCGACGAGGACGGCTCCGAGGAGATCCGCGTGGAGTACACCACGCGCCTCACGGCGGCCGAGTTCTCGCGCCTCGTCTCCTCCGACTTCTTCGCGAACGTCTACCGCCGCGAGTACGACGGCCTCGACATCACGCCCACGGGCACGGTCACGGACCAGGACGGCAATGCCGTCCGCATCGTGGACGCGCTCGGCAACGAGGTGCCGACCGTCGACGTCGGCGGCACGACCACCCTCTTCCGCCCGGGGATCCGCATCGCCGCCGCCTACGAGCGCGACGCCGACTGCAAGTGGCGCGTCGCGGTCACGACCGAGGTCGCCGTGGCGCGGTCGTGGGAGTACGACTGGCAGACGAACCGCAACGGCCACCCGCAGACGGTGCGCGTGCGGGTGTGGCGCAACTTCGCCGACCGCCCCGTCCCCGCGCCCCCCGCGCACGGCGACTCCGCCGACTGCCGCGACGAGCTCAACGCCTTCGGCCTCCACGACGGGCAGGCCGCCGTCTCGCCGGACCTCCACGAGGAGCGGCGCGAGGCGGTGTCCGACAACGCGCACGAGAGCTCGGCGCGCACGGACGCGTTCCACACGAGCGGCCAGACCGCGGCGGTGTCCGCCGCGAAGGGGCAGGCGAAGACGAAGACCGTCACGACGTACTCCGACGGGCTCCAGGACGTGTCGGAGACGACCGAGACGGGCAAGCCCTCCACGACCGCGATGGCCTGGCGCGAGCGCCGCGCGGGGCACGACATCGACGTGCGGCAGGAGGAGCACCGCAACGCGGCCGCGATGCCGGCCGTCTCGCCCGGCGCGAACGGGCGCGCGAGCGCGAGCGCCAGCGTCAACCGCTTCGGGCTCGTCGACGCCACGGTCCGCACCGAGACGGACGTGTGGGTGCGGCGCGAGCGCGAGGAGCGCGAGGACGCGTTCCAGAGGACGGTGCGCGAGACCGTGCACGCCGACGGCGACGGCGCGGCGAACGCCTCCGGCGGCGACGGCGGGCCGCTCGTCTCCGGCTCCGACGCCGCGTACAGCGACTCGCGCCACGACACGGCGAAGACCACGGTCACGCCCAAGCCGAAGGCGTGGAGCTGGACGTGGGAGCACGTCTACTGGAAGGGCGAGCGCGCCACGGCCTACGGCCACGCCTGGCGCAACCAGCCCGCGGGGTACTGGCTGGGGCTCCCGCGCCCGGCCGACGGCGACGGCTACGTCTACGAGGGCAGCCCGAACGTCCGCATGAACGAGTTCGGCCTCTACGACGGCGAGCTCGCCTTCGTGCCCCGGCACGACGGCGGCGGCCGCGCCGCGGACAGGCGGATGTTCTACGCGACGACGGACGTCCACGCCGAGTACGTGGAGCGGCGCTCGTACCGCCACGGGGAGCAGACCGTGCGCGAGAGGCGCACGGTCTCGCGCTGGACCACGAAGAGCTACAGCACCTCCCACGCCGGGGCCGAGAACGCGGCCGGGGCGGGCCACGCGCCGGCGCACGCCGGGCACGAGGTCGTCCACGCCGACGTGAGCGACCCGTTCCAGTCGCTCCTCGGCAAGACCATGTGGCGCACGGTGCGCGTCATGGAGAAGGCCGAGCCGTGGGAGGAGGAGTCCGTGTCATGAGCGACGACGTGGAGCTCCGGATCCTGAAGCTCGAGGCGCGGCTCGCCGCGCTCGAGGGCGCCGTCGAGGACATCGGCTCGGACGGCGCGGCCCCGCCCCTGCGCAAGGCCGTCGTCGGCGGCCCCGGCGTCCGCGTCCGCGACGGCGAGGCCGTCGCCGTCGTCGAGGCCGACCCCGGCGCATTGGACGGCGGCCGCGTCGTCATGGAGGTGCGCGTCGTGCCGCCGGACTCCGGCGGCGACGGCGGCGCCTTCGAGGCGCTCTACGGGACGCTCGTCGGCGGGGCCGTCGTCCCGGACGTCTGGGAGGAGGGCGACAGCATCCCGGAGGGGTCCGCGGCCGGGGACGAGAAGTGGACGAAGGTGTCGGACGTCGTAAGGGAGAGCTACTAGCCATGGCCGACGGCGACCTCGCATCCTCCCACGTCCGCGCCGACGGCGGCGCGCTCCTCTACGGGCGCGACCCGAGGAGCGGGCACTACGGCGACGGCCTCCTCGCCCGCTTCACTCGCACGTACTGGCGGGCGGAGCTCACGGCGACGTTCTCGTCGTCGTCCACGTGGGGCGGCCATTCGTACTGGGACTTCACCGGCTCGGGCGCCGTCGCGTGGCTGTTCCGGCAGATGATGGGCGCGGACGGGGACAACGGGTACTCCTTCCGCTTTCCGCTGGCGGACGGCATGGAGGAATGGATCGCGTGCGAGGGCGAGGGGCCGCCCCCGCTCAACCGCATGGGGACCTACATCCCGTCCTTCGAGAGGACGGACGACCGCGGCCTCTCCTTCTGGATCGTCGGCAACCACCCGGATCCGCCGCAGATCCCCGTCGGCCAGAACGCGGTGACGCTCTCCGGGTTCTCCCAGAACGGGGCGGAAGCGAGCTTCACGCTGCGCGACTCCTACCGCCACACGCACTACGACGTGCCGACCACCGACCGGACCGTGGACGGCTACCTCCGGGGCGGCGTCTTCTACCTCGACATGTACGCCCCGGGCGACTACGGGGACCCCGTCGAGCATCCCGACGCCTCCACGGAGTACCAGGACTTCACGGACGAAGGCTCCCGCGCCCTCGTCTACTACTGGGCGGACGGCGCGTACAGGGATGGATCCTACTTCGCCCGGACGGACGACTTCGAGTGCGAGTGCTCGTGCCGCATCGTCCTCGAACGCCTCCCGCACCATCCGCTCTGCCCCCACTGACCGACTGACTGACCGACCGACTTTCAAACCACCCAACCCTTCAACCGCCAACCACCCAGACGAAAGGACGAACGAAATGGCACGGTACGACGCATACGAACCCGGAACGCGGGCATACGACGAAGCGGAGGAGCGCCGGAAGAGGCAGCAGCAGATCCGCGGCACCGCGCGGCGGCGCTTCGACGAGGACACCGAGCGCATCGGCATGGACGCCGCAAGCCTCGGGGCCCGCTCCAGGGCCGAAGGCGAGCGCAGGTTCCAGCGGGCGGAGGACGTCCGGCGGCGCCTGGAGGACTCCGACCGCGTGCCGGACCTCCTCCGCGAACGCGAGGAGGCCAGGCGCGAGGCCGAGGCGGACCGCGTCCGGGCCGCGCACGAGCGCTTCCAGGACACGCGCGCCGGCTTCATCGCCGCGAACCCGCTCTCCGTCTCCCCGCAGGAGCGCGACTTCTACCTGCGGCGCGCCGCCGCGAACGAGGACGCCCGCCGCTTCGACTCCGGCGAGGAGCGCTTCCGCGAGGCGGAGCGGAACCGCCACTTCGAGGCGGGCGACCGGCTCGACCTCGACAGGACGGCCGAGCGGAACCGCCACGGCGAGGCGGAGGGGCGGCTCGACCTCGACAGGACGGCAGAGGGAAACCGCCACGACGAGGCGACGAAGGAACGCGAGGCCAGGTACGCCGAGGCCGAGGCCGTGCGCAAGGCCATGGAGGAGGCGGCGAAGCCCAAGGAGCCGCCCCATGCCGGCATGCCCTGGACGTTCCACGACCCAAAGACGAATACGGACTGGAGGTGGAGCCAGGAGAGGAACGACTGGATCCAGATCGGCGGGCCCGCCGCCGGCGACGGAGCCGCCGCCGCGCCGCGGCCGACGGCGCCGGCGTCCCTCGGGAGCTTCCGGGAAGACTAGCGGGAAGGGGGCGCGGGCATGGCGGAAGAGCGGCAGCGGATGCGGGAGTTCAACCTGTCCGACGGACACAGGTACAAGGTCCCGGAGGACAAGGCGGACTGGTTCCTCGGCGAGGCGCGCGGGGCCGGCCTCGAAGCCGAGGAGTACGAGCGCGTCGACATCCCGGGAAGCGGCGTCTACCGCATCCCGAAGAGCCGCCGCGAGGAGTTCGAGAAGGAGGTCGGCGTCAAGTTCGACGACGTGGACCCGCGCATGACGAACGACGAGTGGCTGGCCTGGCGCAAGTCGCGCGACACCCGCGCGTACAGGCGGGCCAGGACCGCCGCCTCCGACCGCGAGGCGTTCGACGAGGAGCAGAAGCAGGCGCAGTTCGGCCAGGGCTCCTACAGCTCCTGGGCTTCGCTCGACGAGGACGAGGCCCGCGACGCCGAGGCCGCCCGCAGGGAGACGGCGGAGGCGGTCGACGAGGCGAAGCGCCGCCGCGTCCGCGTCTCGAACCGCGCGACGCGCCTCGGCGCCAGCATGGCCGACACCGCCGAGGGGATGGTCCACGCTGCCGAGGTTGAGGGAATGCCGTGGCCGCTGAAGATCGCCAACGACGCCGTGGCCTCCGTCATCGGGATCGCCGGCGGCCTGCTCACCGCGGCGGGCGACCCCTCCGCCGCATGGGCCGGGGTCCGGCGGGCCGGCGACAGGATCGTGGAAAGCACGGTCCGGAAGGTCGGCGGCGCCGCCGGGGCGCTCGGCTTCGGCATGTACCGCGGATACGGCCGCGCCGTGGACGAGGCCGACGCGATCGTGCCCGAGCGCGCCGAGCTCCGGCGCCTCGCGACGCTCGACGCCGAGGGGCGGCTCGACGACGAGGGCCGCGCCAGGCTCGCCGAGGCCGAGGAGGCCGTCCGCTCCCGCGTCGCGTCGCTCTCCATGGGCGAGCGCGCCCGCTTCGTCCGCGCGCTGGAGGCCGAGTCCGACGCCGCCGCCGTCCTCGACAGGTGGGGCGGCGAGATGTCGCGCCTCTCGGACGAGATCGACGACGCGGCCCACGGCCGCGCCGTGGAGGACATCGCCGGCGCCCTCTCCAACTCCTACGACATGGCCCTCTCGTACTTCGCCGGCAAGGCCATCGGCGCCATCGCCGAGGGCGCCGGATGGGTCCTCTCCAAGACGGGCGTGTCCAAGGCCGTCGGGGGCGCCGCCTCCGCCGCTGCCGGGAAGCTCGCCGATTCGGCGGCCGGGCGCGCGGCTGGCGCCGCCGTGGCCCGGGCGTCCGCAGCCGTGGCCGCGCGCCCCATGATGCGCAAGGGCATCGAGGGCATCGCGAAGGTGGCGCGCGCCTGCGCCGGGAAGGGCATCCGCTCCACGCTCGTCATGTCGCTCCCGGAGTACGCGAACGCCTACATGGCGGCCGTCGAGGCGGGCGCTCCGGACTCCGCCGCCAACGCGGCGGGCCTCTGGTCGTTCGGCGTCGCGGCGTTCACCGAGCACCTGCCGCTCGACGCCATCAGGAACAAGGCGGGCGCCGGCCTCTTCCGCCACCTCCTGGAGGCCGCCGTCAACGAGGGCGGGCAGGAGTACGTGCAGAGCCTCTGCGGCAACGCCGTGAACCTCCTGATCTACAGGCGCCTCGCGGGGCCGGACGGCGAGAAGTACGCGCTCTCGCTCGCGGGGTTCAACGCCTACGCCCGAGCGCTCTTCGAGGGCGCGGCCGAGGAGGGCGTCGCGGGCGGCTTCGCCGGCATGCTCATGGGCGCCGGCGCGCACGCCATGCCAGGCGCCGCGGCCCGCCGCGCCATGGAGCGCCGGGGCGAGGCCATCGACAAGCTCCTCTCCACCGAGGCGACGACGCCGGAGGGCCGGTCGCTGCGCGCCGCGCTCGTCGCGATCCGCAAGGCCGCGCCGGACTTCGTGCCGGACATCGACCCCGGCGCCTCCGACGCCGAGAACCTGAGGCGCCTCGTCCTCTCCCCGGCGCAGATCGCCCGCATGGCGGAGGCCGAGCGGTCCGGGGCGCTTGCGCCGCAGGCCGGGGCCGCGGCTCCGTCCGAGGCCCCCGCGCCCGAGGCCGCCGGCGAGGCCGCCGCACCAGAGGCCCCCGCGCCGCGCCCGGAGCGCGCTCTCACGCACGACGAGCTCGTGGGCCAGGCGAAGGCCGTGAAGCGATGGCTCGGCCACGACGCCGAGGTCTCCGACGCCGACCACGCCCCCCAGTGGGTGAAGGACGAGATCGCCGCCGGCCGCATGAAGGCGACCGACCGCGGCTGCTACGACCCGGAGACGGGCCGCCTCTGGCTCCACGAGGGGGCCGCCACCGAGACCACCGCCGCGCACGAGGTCTGGCACGGCACCGTCGAATGGGCCAGGCGAAACTCCCCCGAGCTATACAAGGCGCTCCTCGACATCGGCCGCAACGCGCCCCAGGACGTGAAGGACATGGTGCTTCGCGACTACGCCGGGATGAACATGTCCGGGGAGATGGAGGCGGACGAGTTCGGCGCGCTCCTCTTCGAGCTCACGCAGCGCGGGCGCATCGACGAGATGCTCCGCGACGAGGCCTCGCGCACGTGGTGGACGCGCCTCAAGGAGGCGTTCCTCCGGATCATCGGGCGCGCCGGCGGCAACGAGGCCGTGGACGCGGCCTCCCTCGCGAAGCTCGACGGCGCCGACCTCATGGACGCCATCGGCCGCTTCTACGCCGGCAGGGGCACGCTCGCCGGCGCGCAGGCGGCGCCTGCGGCGAACGACGGGGGACGAGCGACGAGCGACGAACGGGCGGGCGCCGCCCGGGACGCCGATGTCGCGTACCTCGCGAAGGCGTCGGACGACGCCGAGGGCGGCGAGTGGACGGCGGCGCACGGCGAGGCCTACAAGGCGCGCGTCTCCGCGCTTCCCGACGCCGCCGTCGCGGAGCTGGCCGCGGCCGCGAGGGACGCCGAGGCGGCGCGCAGCCGTCTCGACGAGGCGCTCCGGGGCGACGACGACAATGCCATCGAGGCGGCCGAGGACGCCGTGCTCGCCGCCGAGGACAGGCTCGGCGAGGTGTCCCGGCGCCTCGGGGTCTCCGACGCCGACATCGCCGAGGCCGTCGATGGCGGCGAGGCGAATCCCGGAACCCCCGACGGCGCTCCGCCGGACTCCGGCGTCCGCCTCTCCCGCAAGGCGCCCCTGCAGCCAGGCGCGGACCTCTCCGACGAGGGGAACGCGAAGGCGCTCGTGTCCTGGATTGACTCGAATCCGGGCACGAAACCGCCCCCCATGCTCGTCGATGGATCCCCGAAGTCCGCCTACCGGTGGTTCCGCGAGAACCTCCTGGGGAAGACGTTCCGCATCGGCGACCGGACGTTCACCCCGAAGGAGGGCCACTTCTTCCGCTTCGTCTGCGAGACGCCGAAGCAGGAGGGCGTCCGCAAGGGGTGGATCGGCGCCGCGTCATCCCCGGAGGAGGCGCGCGCCATGGTAGAGTCCGGCGCCGCCGGCGCCGAAGACATCGCAGGGTATGTTCCCTCCAGGGCTCGGTCGCTCCCGTTCGTCGCGTCCATCCTCACGGACTGGGACGCGGTGCTGCGCCGGAAGCACAAGCTCTACGTCGTCAAGAAGTTCGACACCGGGAACCGGAACTCGGACATCGCCGTGTTCCTTCTGAACGAAGACGGCGCCACGCTCGGCCTTGAGTCCATGCACGTCCGCGTCGTCGGGCGATCGTTCCTTAATGGGAGCACCCTCGTCGCTACTCGCGGCGAGGGTGTTGTCAGCCAGTCCCAAACTCCGCTGGAGGACGGCTCTTCACCCGGGGATATCGCGGAGGGAAACTCGGCGGGCTACGCGGCTACTGTACCACCCCCCGCCCCCGCCGTCAACCCCCCGGATTCCGGCGTCCGCGCCTCCCGCGGCGCCCCCGCCCCCGAGCAGGAGGCCGAGGAGGCGCGGCGCCAGTACGACGGGGTCGTCGCGGCCCACACCAACCCCGACGGCACGAGGAAGCCCTCCTGGATGAAGGCCCCCGACGGGAAGCCCACGAGGCTCTCCGAGCGCCAGTGGGTCCAGGCGAGGACGGAGAACTTCAAGCGCTGGTTCGGCGACTGGGAGACCGCCGCCACGGGGAAGGCCGTCCGGGGGATCGAGCCGGTCGCCCTGAGGGAGCCCGCGCCGGGAACCGACGTGCGGGCCGCCTACGAGGCCATCGGCGAGGCCGAGAACGAGCGCGACGGGCGGAAGGTCCGATTCGTGAACGCCACGCTCGGCAAGATACTCCGGCACCAGGGCTACGACACCTCGCGCATCGTCCCGCAGCTCGGCGAGATCTTCCGCGGCTCCATCCACATCTCCTTCGAGGGGGAGCGGGAGCAGGCGGCCAGGCCGGACGGCACCGCGCACAAGAAGCACCCCAACTTCGTCGGATACCACAACTACGTCGGGAAGTTCCGGGACGGGGCCAAGACGTACTACGTCAGGTTCACCGTGCAGGAGGAGAGGACCCGGAAGAGGGACTACAACCCCTTCGTCGCGCACTCCACCTTCGTGAGCGACGTGGAGGTATACGAAATGGGCGGCAGTTCTTTGTCGCGATCCACTACATCGGTGGGCGAGAGGGAGAATGCCGCCAAGGTTGACCGCATTCTAGCGGACTACCTGGCCCGTGTCAACGGCGCCGCCGCCGAATCCTCAAAGATCGTTGACTCCAACGGCGAGCCGCTCGTCGTCTACCACGGGAGCGCCTGGAACCCGCTCGCGGAGGAGCCGGGCAGGGCGGTGTTCGACCCAGGGCGAATAGGCGCGACGGACGACGGCATCTACGGCCGCGGCTTCTACTTCTCGACGAGCAGGGGCACTTCCGAAGGCTATGGCCGGAACGTCTCGAGCCTGTTCCTCGACATCCGCAACCCCCTGCGCCTCTCCGACTTCAGGAGCGCCGACGAGATCGCCGCCGCCATCGACGCCGAGCCGGACGCCTTCCGCATGGCCGCGGAGGGGTGGCCGGTCCCCTCGCACTTCCCGGGCTTCGCGTCGTACGCGAAGGCCGCCGGATACGACGGGATCGTCGTCGACTACGGTGACCAGCAGGAACTCGTCGCCTTCTCCCCCGAGCAGGTCAAGTCCGCCACCGACAACAGCGGCGCCTTCTCCGCCCATCCCGACATCCGCCTCTCCCGCCGCTCGTCCGCCGCGCTCGACGAGCTCGGCCGCGCAATGGCCGCGGCGCCCGGCGCGAAGGCTGCCCCCCGGAGCGCCCCCGCCGAGGCCGCGAGGAAGTCGTTCCCCGAGATCACCTGGGACGCGCTGCCGAGGGACGGGAAGCGCCGCTGGGCCTACGACCCCGACGGCAAGCGCGCCCTCCTCGCGGACCCGACGGACACCGGCTCCGTGCTCCGCGCCGTCGGCGCCCACGCCGACCTCCGGTGGCTCGGCAACGCGAGCGGCCTCATGCTCGCCCGCGCCGAGTTCCACGAGGGATCGGGCACCGAGGCCGGCCGCCTCGCCGGCGCGGCCATCCGCCGCGCCGAGGAGGAGATCGCCGCCCTGGGCCGCGCCGAGCTCGGGGAGAGGGCCTCGCGCCTCGACTGCCGCCGCGCCGGGTTCTCGGAGGCGTTCCGCCAGGCGATGGAGGACCCCGCGGCGCTCCGCCGCGCCTCCCCCGCCGCCGCCCTCTACATCGACGCCTGCCTCTCCGAGGCCGAGCCCGCCTTCGGGCGCAAGCTCGTCCGGATCCGCGAGGCCATGACCCGCGCGGCCCTCGCCACGCCGGGGGAGAAGGTGAGGCTCTTCATGTCCGACGGGAAGCCCGCCGCCGGCGGCGCGCCCGGCATGGGCGAGATGGTCGCCGCCGCGAAGGCGAAGGCGCGCGACGTGGGCGACGCGGTGCAGGAGCACGTCTTCGACGAGTACCAGGGATTCATCCGGGCGTGGCGCGAGGCGGGCGTGGACCCCCACGACGTGCCGCCCGACCTGGAGCCGTGGACGAAGTGCACCGACTACCAGAACACCGCCGCCGCGCGGGCGGCCGAGGCGTTCGACGGCCGGGGCCTCGGGTCGCTCATCGGCGAGCGGATCGTCCACGGGTCGCTCGCCGACGCGCTGAAGGCGGTGAAGGACGCCGGAAAGCTCGACGACTTCTGCGAGTTCGCCGTGGCCACCGTCGCGAAGATGCGCAACGCGCACGGGACGCCGAGCGGCCTCACCGACGCCGAGTGCGACGAGTCGATCCGGCGCCTGGACTCGCCCATGATGCGGAAGGCGCTCGCGGACTACACCGCCTGGCACCAGGCCGTGCTGCACCTGCTCGTTGACTGCGGCGCGTGGACCGAGGCGGAGTACCGGAGGGTCGTCGACGCGAACCCGACGTACGTCCCGTTCCACCGCGTCCTCCCGGACGGGGACGCGGGCGGACGGCGCGACTCGATGAAGAGCGTCCCGGTGTGGAAGTTCAAGGGGTCGAACCTGGGGATCCACGACATCATCGGCTCAAGCTTCGTGGAGGCGAACCGGATCATCAACCGCGCGCTGCGGCTCGACGTGATGCAGACGGTCGTGAAGGCCGCGGACTGGCTGAAGGCGCGGTCCGCGGCCGCGCGCGCGGAGTCCGACGCGTCCGGGGAGGCCGCCCGCCGGGGCGCGCCGTTCCTACCGGCCGAGGTGTTCGCGGACGCCGCCGGGGCGCGCGAGGTGCCGCTCTCCGCGCTGCGCACCCTCAAGGACGAGCCCCAGGAGAGCGTCCGCGAGGCATCCCGGCGCATGGACGCGGCCCGCGCCGGGAGGGGCGCGAAGCGCGCGCCGCTCGTCGTCGCCGACAACGGCGACGGCACCTACACCGTCGTGGACGGCACCGCCACCGCCCACGCCATCGCCGGGTCCGGCGGCGCGGCCGCGCGCGTCGTCGTCGCCGGGCCGAACCGGGGGACGCGGCTCCGCAACAGCGGGGCGTACGCGGTCCGGAAGAGCAGCGACGGCGCGGACGCCGACGGGGAGCTGCGCACGCACGGCCTCGACGGGCTCTCCGGCGAGGCCGCCCGCGAAAGGGCGTACGAGCAGGCCGAGGCGAACATGCCGCTTCTGGCCGATGTCGTCGGCAAGGCCGCCGCAAAGGTCGGCGGCAGGGCGGCGTTCCGTGGCGAGAACAAGGACGCGCCCGGCGCCGATCCGCGCGAGGTCGGCAAGCGCGTGAAGAAGCGCGCCCGCGTGGACGAGAAGACCGCAAACGACTATGGCGGGGACTACGCCCGCGTCGTGGACCTCATCGGCGGCACCATCGCCATGCCGGACTCCGGCGACTTCGCCGACGCGATCAAGGCCCTGCGGGAGAACCTCCCGGAGGGCGCGAGCATTGCGAAGGTCAAGCCGTTCCACTTCGGGGCGACGGACGTCGGCTACCAGGACATCAAGGTGTCGATCCGCTTCCCCAACGGCGGAATCGGGGAGGTCATCCTCGTCGAGGACTACCTCGGCCACGCCAAGTCCAAGCGGGGCGGCCACACCGTCTACGACGCGCAGCGCGTCCTCGACGGGATTATCGACAGGGCCGACAAGGGCGAAATAGACCTGCCGCCGGAAGCCCGACGGCAGGCCGAAGAAACGCTTGCGACTTTACGAGAGTTCTCCGAGGCGATCTACGCGAGGGGAGCGGAGGCCGCGACGCTTGTCTCGGACTTCGAGCGCATGAAGGCCTTGGCCGCGTCGCAGGTGCAGGACTTGCTGCCGATTGTGACGGGCCTGATCTCGTCGAAGGAGAAGGACGCGGTGAAATCGTCGTCCGCGGGGTTCCACTTGGCCAAGCCGCCGTCGGTGGACTCGTACGCGACTCCGGCGCGCTCGTTTATCCAGAATGACATTTCAAGTTCCCTTTCGCCGGGGATTATGGACGATTCCCGGGCGGGCGTCAAGCCCGGCGCCGAAGCGCTGCGCCCGCTCGCGAAGTTCCTCGTCGAGGTCGAGGCGCCCGTGAGGCCCGTCCGCGTCGGCGCGGCCGAGGCCGTCGAGGGGCTGCGCAAGGCCGCGGCGGAGTCCGGCGCGGACGGCGGGGCGACCGCCGCCGAGCTGCTGGACGAACTGGAGGCGATGGTCGCGGGCGACGGCCCGGGGGCGGGCTTCGACGTGTGGCGCAGGGGCGACGCCCCGGCCGGCGTCGAGCGAGTCGTCGTCGACGGCGCGGAGCGCTGGGTGCGCCCCGGCGAGGCGCTGCGCCGCGCGCTCGACGCGCTCGGCGGACGCAACCGCGATCACGAGAACTGGGTCATGAAGGCCTTCAAGGCCGACACGACCGTGACGCGCGCCCTCGCCACGACCTACAACGCGACGTTCATCGTGCGCAACCTCGCCCGCGACGCCCAGACCATCGCCATCACCAGCGAGTACCAGCCCCCCGTGCCCCTCTGGGCGCAGATCGCCGGGTTCGCCCACGCCGCGCGCCGCAAGTTCGGCCGCGGCGGGGACGCCTCGGAGAACTACTTCGGCGCCGGGCTCGCCGGCGGCGGCGGGATGCGCGCATACGCCACGGAGAGGGGCCGCGAGAGCGCCCGGCGCCGGATCGCCGGCGCCCGCACCGCCGCGGGGCGCTTCTGGGACGGGCTCCACGCCGCATCGGTCGGGGTGTTCGAGAAGGCCTGCGAGGCCGTCGAGGCGAACCCGCGCATCGCCGAGTACTGCGCGGCGCTCAAGTACTGGAAGGCGCAGGGCATGACCGACGCGCAGGCGCACCTGCGCGCCGCCGCGGCCGCGCGCCTCTGCACCATCGACTTCGCGCGCTCCGGCAGCGACATGCACGCCGTCAACAGGGCCATCCTCTTCAGCAACGCCGCCGTGCAGGGCTTCGACCAGACGCTCCGCGCGCTCGGCGCCAAGGCCGCGCTGCCCACGCAGCGCTTCCAGCGCCCGGGGCGGCGGTTCGCCCGCACCGTGTTCCGCGCCGCCGTGGGCGTGTCGCTCGGCTCGCTCGCCGTCTACCTCCACGTCTGCGCCAGCGGGATGCTGAAGAGGTGGCGCCGCCAGCGCGACCGCGACAGGTTCACGGGGTTCCTCGTCCCCGTCGGCGAGGGCGACGACGCGCAGTTCCTCCGCATCCCGTACACCGAAAGCGCCGGGAGGTTCTGGGGGGGCCTGCCCATCGCGCTCATCGAGTACCGCAGGCTCATGGACGAGGGCGACGAGGAGGAGGCGAGCAAGACCATCCGCGCCTTCGCGGAGGCCGTCACCGGCGTCCGGCCCGAGGGCGGGCTGCTCGGCAACTTCGGCGAGTCCGCACTGGAGGGCGTCGTGTCCGGGCTGCTGCCGACGATCGGGGCGCCGCTCGTCCAGGCCGGGTTCAACCGCCGGTGGAACGGCGTGCCCATCGAGCCGGAGCACTTCAGGCACCTGAAGCTGGAGGAGCGCTTCGACGAGTCCACCTGGGACATCTGCCGCGAGCTCGGCCCCGGGCTCGGCATCTCCCCCATGAAGCTCCAGTACATCATGGAGCAGTACACCTGCAACGTCGCCGCGAGCTACCTCGGCTCGACGAGCTCCGACGCGGCCGACGGCGACCGCCGCGCGTGGCCAGTCATCGGGCGCATGTTCACGGAGCCCGGCGGCGGTCGGCAGCTCGCCGACTTCCGCGAGCGCCGCACCAACATCGAGGCCGCCTTGCAGAGCTGCTCCGTGGCCGCCGAAAGCGGCGTCGCGCCCGCGTACCAGGTCACGGCCGAGGACGTGGGCGAACTCGAGCTCCTGAAGCGCATCGACAACGGCGACGACGGAGTCCGCAAGCTCGCGAAGAGGATGCGCACGGAATCGCGCGACGTCCACCTCACCAAGACCGAGCGCCTCGCGCGGAGCAACGCCACGCGCAAGCTCCTCAACGCCCGGCTGGAGGAGGCCGAGGCGCTCACCGAGGCCCAGTGCCGCGACGCCGGGCTCGCGAAGGCCGTCAAGGAGCTCACCGACCCGTCCGCCAGGCCCGAGGAGATCGAGCACTGGCTGCGCGTGCTGCGCGAATCCGGCGCCACCTACGAGGAAGCCGGCGCCGCCTACGGCCGCAGCGTCGGCAAGCCCGACTCCGCGATCGCCGGACGGCTCCGGCTCCTCGACGCCTACGAGCGCGCCGGCTGGCGCGCCGCGCCCTAGCCGCCGATCGGCGGCATCGTGACGGCGGGCGCGCGCTCCGGCAGCAGGTCCCGGTAGTACGCGCTCGCCGTCGCCTCGCTGTCCCCGATCCAGCGCGCGGCCCACTGGATGCCGGCCTGCGTCGCCCACGTCGAGCAGGCGAGCTTGCGGAGCTCGTGGGCGCACTTGCCGGTGGTCCAGCCGAGCTCGCGCATCCAGGCCGCGAGCTCGCGGCCCACGAGGTCCAGGCGGTCCGTCGGGAATCCGGGGAGGATCGTGTCGCGCTCCCCGCGGCCGGGCCACGAGCGCAGCGCGGCGGCCGCGTCGGCGGGCAGCGGCGGATCGGCGCGGCGGCCCGTCTTGTGGCGGTAGTAGAGGAGGTGGTCGTCGTCGCGCAGGATGTCCCACGTCGCCTCCGCCGCGTCCGCGCGGCTCATGCCGCCGTAGTAGCAGAGGAGGAACGCCAGGCCGATGTCCGTGCGGCGCCGTATCTCGTCGACGCCGGCGGCGATCGTGCGCTCCCGCAGCTCCTGGGGCGGCAGCTGGTAGCGCGCGGGCTCCGATCGCACCGTCGTCCAACGCGCGGCGATGCCCGGGTCGATCCGCAGGCCCGCCGCGGCCATCCGGCGCAGCGCCCAGCCCGAGAACACCTCGCGGCAGCGGCGCGACACCGCCGCGACCGACGTGCGCGTGATCGAGCCGTCGGCGAGGCGCTCCGCGGCCCAGTCCGCGACGACCTCCGGCGCCTTCTCGCAGCTGCCCGACAGGGGCCTGCCCATGGCGGCGTAGACGCGCCTGAGGTCGCGGGCGTTCGCGTCCGTGGACGCCTTCGAGGGGCGCCCGCCCGAGAACGCGCGCTCCAGTTCGGCGGCGGCGGCGTAGGCGTCCAGCACCGCCTCGACGCTCGACCAGCGCGAGCGCTGCCGCGAGGCCTCAAGCGCCTGGGCGAACGCCTGGGCGCCGGCGACGGTGTGCGCGCGTCTGGATTCCGCCACGAGGCGGCGTGCTCCGGCCAGGGTTCCGTCGGGGCTGGCGCGGAACGTGCGCCGGCCGGTGGCGGGGTCCGTGATGCGGGCGTAGAAGGCTCCGTTGCGGACGTAGACCTGGGGGATCGGATTGCCCCGCGAATCGGAAGCGGGGCGAGGGGTTCGGCGGATACCATTCGGGATACCATTCTGGATACCGTTGGGGGTGTCGCCGTGTGTCGTTGTCTGTCGCTTTGTGTCCATCTCTTCTCCTCGTGTACGCTCCCTTGCGGGATGCGCGATTCCTTGGAAATTCATGGATTTGCACTCGCAAACCCTTGTGGACGCAAGGCTTTCAGGCTGGTGGGCCGCGCGGGGATCGAACCCGCGACCCACGCATTAAAAGCCAAGCCGCCAGTTGTTGGACTTCAACTCAATGCGGCTTTTGCGTCCGTGCTGGATACCTTACCACGCCTCGCGGAACGGCGTCAAGGGGGCTACAGAACGGTCGGCAAATGGCCGGGAGGAGGAGGCGGTATGTACGGGATGTCCCCGAGCAGCTGCTCTATCTTCGAGAGCGCCCGCTCGACGATCTTGTCGCCTTTGTGTTTCCTTAGCCGCTCCACCTGCTCCCGGGCCTCCGCGCACTTGCGCCGAATCTCCACAAGCTCCAGACGGTTCAGCCCGATCGTGAGGATGTGGTACTTGGCCGCCGGCGTCGTGCCTACCAGGAAGTGCGTCGCGGGGTCTTCGAATATCTCGCTCCCGTAGTCCTGCTCGCGGCAGCAGTCCAGGAACCGGACGCCGCGGCGCTCGTCCTCGCGCCTCGGCCAGTGGTCCCCCTTCCGGTTGTTGCAGCCCGCGTCGGAGAGGTAGAGGTTCGTGTACGCCTGGAGCGAGTTCTTCTTCTGCCGCGGGTCGAAGTGGTCCACCTGCATGTCGCTTTCGGTGAGGATGCGGCGCATGCAGTACGCGCACCGGTCCCCGAAGTCGCGCCGCAGCTCCGGCAGCGCCTTCCGGTACGTCTTGCGGCGGAGGGGGATGACGGGCGGCTTGCCGCGCTTGACGCGCGGGGCCCCCCGTCGCGGATCAGACGGCGGCGAAGACATAGTCCTCCAGGCACTTGAGGAGTCTGTCGCGGCTGCGCTCGCGCTCGACGCGGCGCTTGAACTCCTCGTAGGTCATGCCAGGCTCGGCCTGTTCGCGGGAGTGGTTCAGAAGCGCCAGTTCCCCGCGCTCTTCCGGAGTAAGTTCGTCGAGGGCGTACCGGGCGGCCAGCGCCTCGAAGCGGCGCGCGGCGGCCTTGTCCCAGGGAGGCACGGCGGGCAGCACCGGCCGGCCGGCGGAGTCGGCCGTGTAGATGCGGAGCGCGGAGGCGGGGGTTTCGGCGCCGGAGGAGCCTACGGACGCAAGGCCGGCGGCGACGGCGGCGCGGTGGATGGCCGGAGGCGCCTTCACGGCGGCTGACGGATGCGCGTAGTACGGTACGGTCATGGCTCGGCGTCCGAGTTCTGGATGAGGAGCTCGAGGAAGTCCACGTGCTTCTGGATGGTGGACGAGAGGGCGGCGACGGGAGCGGCGGGAAGCGGGGCGGCGGCCGCGCCGCCGTTCGCGATGGCGGACATGGGGACGAAGTACATGTCGAGCTCGCCGACGGAGTCCATGCGGGAGGCGCGGACGAGGCGGACGAGGTGCGCGTCGCGGAAGTCGATGCCCAGCGGCGGCGCGGCCTGCTCCGGGGACGGCGGGACGCCGACCTTGGCGATGTAGCCCTTGAACGTGCGGAGGACTTCGGGGCCGAGGTCGCAGAGCGCGATCGTCACGGCGAAGCGGTCCTCGATGTCGCCGCTTTCGCTCTTGCGCCAGAAGCCCGCGAAGAGGCAGCCGTCCCGCTTGCGGAGGGCGAAGTCGTCGAAGAACATCGTCTTCCGGAACCGGGCGTCGGAGAGGGAGAGCGTGATTTCGTTCCTTGTTTGGCGTGGCATGCTTGGCTCCTGGTTAACGTTCGTCAATGTACACCGGCGGCCGCGCCGTGTCAACGGCTAACGTTGGCCGTTGACAGTGCGCCCCCCTGTCTTTCAAGAATGTCGATGAGGCGAAGCAAATGTGGGCAGTCGCGGCAACTGGGGGAGTCCACCTGTATGCTCGCGTTGTCGCTGTTGACGGCGTTGTTGCTGCTGTTGGATATTGACACGCCGTGCTCGGGGAGGCCCAGAAGCCAGTCGGCAGAGACGCCACACGCCTCACATATTAGCGCGATTGAGTTAGCAGGGGGAATCTTCTCCCCGCGCTCCCATGCGCTATAAGTTGTTTGCTTTGTGCCAACACGCTTTGCAAACTCTGTTTGTGATTCATTGCCGCGCAATTCTCTAAGTCTTTTATGAAGATTTTCCATAAAATTTACTCCTTTAGGGTTGACACGTTAGCCTGATTGGGTTATCCTGTTCCCCGCCACGGGAAACAGTAACCACATCTTACCGCAACATGGCCGAAACTTCAACAGAACCCATGCAGATCCAGCCCGAGGGCGCGCGCGCACCGCAGGTCTGCGCCACCGTCGCAACGGGCGCGAGGTTCCACGGCGTCCGCGCCATGGCTAGGGCCATCGGATGCTCCGCGGCGTACCTTTCCCAGGTCCTCCACGGAAGGCCCGCGAGCCCGAGGGTGCGAGACGCCCTCGCCGCGCGCGGCATCGCCGTCGCGGCAACGGGGACGGCGGACAACGGGCGGGGCGACGCCCCGAACCCCGAGGAGGGCGGATGACGATTCGACACGACGCCCGGCGGCGCGGGGCATTCCGTGAACGGGCAGAGCAGCCCGCCCCGCGCCGGAGTCCCGGGCACCATCTTCCCCGCGCATGGCTGCGCGGGCGCACAACAAACCAGACAGATCAAAGGAGCAAACGATGAAACAAGTTCAAGAGATGCAAGCGGCCCAGGCGGAGATCCTGTGGCAGGAGCCGCGGTTCGAGCTGGAGGACGCCGTGCGGCAGGCGGAGCGCGACCGCGGCGTGTGCCGCGCGTTCGCCCTGGGAGTGGCGGCGCTGCCGGCCATCGTGCTGCTGGCGCCGGTGGCGCTGGCGGTGGAGGCCGCGGCGTGGATCGCGCGCGCGGCACGCAGGATGGCAAACGGACGGGGCGACGCCCCGAACCCCGTGGTGCAGGGAGCGTGACGCATGTCGGGCACGGTCGAGATCCTGGGCATCATGGCGGCGGGAGTGGCGCTGGGCGCCGCGCTCGCGTACCTGGTGTGCGTCGCGTGGGCGGCGCAGTCGATCGCGCGGGCGGAGGCGCGGGCCGCGAGGCTCGCGCTGGCGACGGCGGTGATGCAGGGTCGGATCGTGTGCTCGGAGCCGGACGGGCGGCGCGTGTTCCTGGTGACGGAGCTGCGGCGGGACTGATTTGCTTTTTTACAACTTGCCAACAGGAAGGCATGGCATGAGACGGTACAACGGCTATTCGGGCGGCGGGATTTCGGTGCAGGCGGCTTTCGCCGAGCTGCCGGCGATGCTCTCGGTGGAGAGGGTCGCGCACGAGCTCGGCGTGAACAAGCGGACGGTGCAGCGGCTGATCAGGAAGTTCGAGGATTCGGACGGCCGGTTCGGGCTGGGGCCCGTGTACTACGTCGGGCGGCTCCCGCGGATCGCGACGAGCTCGCTCGTCGACTACCTGGAGAGCAGCAGCCGTGGCGCGTGAAGAACTGCTGGAGCGCCTGGCGTTCCAGGTGCGGTACATGCGCGATGCGCAGCGCGACTTCTTCGCGACGCGCTCGCAGGAGGCGCTGCGCGATTCGCGGCGCCTGGAGCGCGAAGTGGACAAGACGCTGCGAGAGATCGACGAGGCCGGCACGGCGCCGGCACCGGAGCAGCTGACGATGTTCGGGACGTGAGCAGATGAGCGAGGCGGCGGCACCTTCTTTTTTTGACGGGACGGCGAGCCTGGCGGACTCCATGCTGCCAGGCATGGCCGAGGAGCTCGACAAGGCGCTGGAGGCGTCCGGGCGCAGCCCGGCCGTCAGGACTGCGGGAGGCGAGCCGTGAAGTGCATCAACACCGTGGATCTCTTTTGCGGCGCGGGCGGCGCTACGACGGGCCTGGAGATGGCGCTGGAGCGCATGGGCCTGCGGCACCGGGGCATCGCGATCAACCACTGGAGGGTGGCGGTCGACACGATGGCCGCCAACCATCCCGACGTGGAGACGCGGCAGATGAGCGTGGAGGAGGCCGTGCCGGCGGACCTGGTGCCGGGCGGCGTGGTGGATTTCCTGTGGGCGTCGCCGAGCTGCACGCACCACAGCAGGGCGAAGGGCGGGAAGCCGAGGAGCAACCAGCTGCGCGCGCAGCCGGAGCTTGTGCTGACGTGGCTGGACCAGCTTTTCGTGCGCCGCCTGTGCATCGAGAACGTGCCGGAGTTCGTGGAGTGGGGGCCGCTGTCGGCGTCGGGGCGGCCGATCGAGCGGCTGAAGGGCGCGTGCTTCCGGGCGTGGGTCGCGGCCATCGAGGCGCGGAACTACCGGGTGGAGTGGAGGGTCCTCAACTGCGCCGACTACGGCGACGCGACGACGCGCCGGAGGTTCTTTTTGCAGGCCGTCCGCAGAGGGTGCGGGCGGATCGTCTGGCCGGAGCCGACACACGCCGAGGATCCGCAGACCGACCTGTGGGGCCGCACCCCGCAGCGATGGCGCGGAATACGGGAGTGCCTGGATCTGTCGGACACGGGCAGGAGCATTTTCAACCGGCGGACGCCGCTCGCCGAGAACACCCTGCGGCGCGTGTTCGTGGGGCTGCGCAAGTTCTGCGGCCTGGATTTCCAGATGGACTTCCTCGGAGCGGACGGCGGCGACGAGGCGCGGCTCCGCCCGCTGGACGCGCCGCTCGCCACGCAGCCGGCTGGCGGCAACCGCACCGCGCTCGTGCGCTCGTTCATCGTGCGGCAGAACAGGGGATGCTTCGCCGAGGACGCCGACAGGCCGCTTTCGTCGCAACAGGCCTCGACCGTGCACCACGCCGTGTGCCAGCCCGTCGTTGTCGACCATTTCCGGAACGGCGAGGCGCGGCCGGCGACGGAGCCGATCGGATCGCAGACGACGCACGAGAGGTACTCGGTCGTGCAGGCGTTTGCGGTGGACATGTCGCACCCCGGCGACAAGGCCGACGAGGGCCGCGTCTCTCCGTGCTCGAAGCCGCTCAAGACCGCGACCGCTCGCAACAACACGGCCGCCGCGTTCATCGTTACGGAGCAGGCCGGGAACGCGCCCAGGTCCGCAGACGACCCGATCCGCGCGCAGACCGCCGTCCGCAAGGACTACGTCGTGCGCCCGCTCGTCATCGGCCAGCAAAGCGGCGCCGAGTGCCGCCCGGCCGACGAGCCCTGCCCGACCATCGCCACGGCCGGAGCCGTCCGGGCCATCACGCCCGTCCCCGTCGCCGTCGTGGACATGTCCAGGCCTGCCGGCCATGATTCCGGGCACATCACGCCCGCCGACCGGCCCATCCGCACCGTCACCACCTTCGACAATCTTCAGGGCGTCTTCCTCATGACCGAGGACGGCACCGTGATCGACGTGCGGATGCGGATGCTCAAGCCCGCCGAACTCGCCGCCGCGCACTCGTTCCCGGCGGACTACAAGCTCACGGGCAACCGCACCGATCAGGTGAGGCAAATCGGCAACAGCGTACCGTGCCGCACGGCCGCGGCAATCTGCGAGGCCGCGCTTGGAGGGATTGCGTCATGACCGAGGCCGCCGCTTTTTTGAAGGAATCGCCCAGCCTCTCCGACGCGATGCTGCCGGGCATGGCCGAGGAGCTGGAGCGGGCCATCGAGGCCACAGGACGCGACCGTGCCGAGACGCAGTCGACGCTCGGGGAGTACAGCGGCGCGCGCTTTTTTTCAAAAAACCCGGCAAGCTACCAGATTGTCGTGAGGCTGCTGGCCGAGGGCCTGCCCGTGCGGACCATCGAGCGGGTCATGGGCCTGTCGCACCACCTCGTCGAGGCGATCCGAGCCCGAGAGGCGGCAAGTATGACGACGCGCGACTACTCGTGCCTGATGGCCGGCAGAGTGCGCGGCGTCCTGATGCAGGCCGCCGACGAGCTACGCGCCCGCCTGGAGGACCCGGAGCGGCGGTCCGAGATTTCCACGCGCGACCTGATCGCGGCCATGGACCGTCTGAGCAGCATCGAGCGCGACATGGCCGGAGAGCCGCAGTCAATCCAGCGCGTGATACAGCCGGTCGGTGTGGATGGTCGTATAGCCGCATTGTTACGCGGGATGGGAGACGGCGTCGAGGATGCCGAGTTCGAGGAGGTCGAAAAAGGGGGTTCAAATGGTTTGGGTCGGGAAAAAACGGGCGCGCCGGAATCGAGGGCGCGCGCGGGCGAGGATGGGAACGGCGGTTCACGGACGGACGCGGGCGAGGTCGCCGGCGAGCCCGTCGAGAATCTGGCGGACGGTGGCGGAACTCCGTCCGTGTGAGTTGTTTGGCATATCGTAAAGGACTGAAAATGAAACGAAAGACGATTTCGGATACCATCATGGATACCACGGAGCCGGTATCCGGTGCCGCAGCGGAGCCCTCCCAGGGCGTCTCGGACGCGGCCCAGAACGTGCCCGAGACGGCGCCCGCAGCGCCTGCCCCGGAGCCGCCCGCGGCGCCCGCCTCCCCTGCCCAGGAGCCCATGGGGGGCGGGGGGGGAGGGGGCGACGCCCCCACCCCCCAATCAACAATCAATTCGGCACCCAGGGAATTTGAGGTCCATGAGGCTTCCAGGGTGCTGCGGATCCGCCAGCGCGTGCTCGTCGGGCGGACGAAGGGCCGTCGGGACATCCGAGGGCGTCTCTGGGCGTCTGCGGAAAAAATCGCGGCTGCGGCCGGGCTCGAACCCGGCCTCTGCCGGACGCTTCTGGAAAAAGGGTGCGGAAAGGGCGATCTGCCGGCCGGCGCGGAGTGGGCGGAAGTGACCACCGTGCTGCCCGGCGGAGGGGCTGCCGGACGCCTCGCCGGACGGGGCGAGTGCGTCGTCTTGAGGCTCGCGCCGTGGAAAAAGACGGCCGTCGGTGACGAAATCGTCGTCAAAAAGTCGACTACTGGAGCCTGGAGGGAGCCATGAGCAGCAAAAACGACGACCGCTCGGCCTTCATCCGAGTGCCGAGCATGGCGAAGAGCCTCCTCGCGAACGAGTCGCTTTCGACGGCGGACAGGCTTCTCATCGTGTCAATCCTCGCCGAAGGGGCTGGAATACTGCGCCCGGAGGACGTTCTGAAGCCGACGAGAAATCTACCCGCATTCGTATGCGACACAATCAGAAGCGAACAACGGTTGATGGCCGAGGCCGCCGAGGACAGGCGTGAACGCCGTCGCGCACGGCGGGAAAACATGTCCACGGACAAGTCCGAACATGTCCAAGGACAAGTTGAGACAAGTCCACGGACATGTCCTCCGCGCGCGTTAAGCAATGGCAATGGCATTAACATTAACACCCCTAACGGGGTTGTAGGGGTGTGTGACAAACATGTCCGCTTCAAAAGCGACTCCGAGAGGGTGGCGGAGTTCCGCGAATTCTACGAGGCCTACCCCCGCCAGGGGAACAAGCCGGCGGCGCTCGACGAGTGGAACCGCGCGGCCGACGCCGGCGAGCTGCCGCCGCTCGCGGATCTCCTCGCGGCGCTGGACGCCTGGAAGCGCTCGGAGCGCTGGCGGGAGGGGACGCGGTACATCCCCCACGCCGGGAACTGGATCAAGCAGCGCTCCTGGAACGACCCGCCGGACGGCGGGGAGCAAAAAAAAGACGCGGCCGCCGAGCCGGAGGACCCGGCGATGCCGTGCCCGCCGACGCCGGAGGACCTGGAGGATCCGGAGCGGCGGCTGCTGTTCCTGCGCTCGCCGGCCTGGCGGAAGCGCGTGGAGGCGTGGTGCCGCCTGAACGCGAGGGAGGAGTGGCTGGCGGCGGCGCTGGCGGGGCAGGCCGAGCCCAGCTCGGCCATCAGGGCTGCGGACCCGAAACCGCAGGAGGCGGCTCATGGGTGATTTCCAAAAAAAACGCGGCGGCGCCGAGGAGCGCCCGTGGCGCTGCGACATCCACGACCTGGACACGGCGGAGGCCGCGGTGGTGGGGGCGGCGCTGCTGTCGCCGGATTCGACGCTGGCGACGATGGCGCGGTGGGGGGTGCGGCCGGAGTGGTTCCGCATGCCGTCGGGGCGGCTGTTCTGCGAGGCGCTGTTCGCGCTGCGGGACGAGGGCTCGCCGATCGACCTGGTGACGGCGACGGACTGGTGCGAGCGGCGCGGCCACCCGGAGGCGGCGGCGGTGCTGGAGAAGCTCGTGGACGCCACGCCGACGGCCGGGCACGGGCCGTTCTACGTCGGGATGATGGCGGAGCGCTGGACGGAGCGGGCGATCCGCGACGCCTGCGCCGAGACGGTGCGCGTCCTGGACCGCGGCGACACGCAGACGGCGACGGTGCTGTCGCAGCACGTGGACCGGATGGTGCGACTCGTGGAGGCGGGGCGGGCGGGGAGCGAGCCGACGGCGTTCGAGACGATGACGCAGGTGATCGACGCCTGGGCGAAGGCCCGCGACGAGGGCCGCTCGCTCGGGATCCCGTGGCCGTTCCGCGAGATGAACGACCTCTCCGGCGGCATCTTCCCCGGCCTGAACATCGTCGCGGCGAGGCCGTCGGTGGGCAAGTCGATGATGGAGGGGCTCGTGTCCCGCACATTCCTGATGGCGGGCCTGAAGGTGGCGCGAGTCTGCCTGGACATGACGCGCCAGAAAATCATCTCCCGCGACCTCTGCGCGGCGGCGGGCGAGAGCGTGTCGAAGATGGACTCGGGGTACATGACGCGCAGCGACGAGGCGAAGCTACGGCTCGTGGCGGAGGCGTGCCGCGGCTGGCGCGAGACCGTGATCGAGGACCGCACGGCGGAGGGCGTCGTGGCCCGGGCCCGCGGCCTCTGGGCGAACGGCGGGCTGGACATCCTGACCGTGGACTACGCGCAGCTGCTCTCGGTCGACGACACGGGGCGGCGCTACGAGAACGACAACCAGCGCATCGGCCGCGCCGTCTCCATCCTCAAGCTCTTCTCGAACAGCACGGGCGTCCCCGTGCTGCTGCTCTCGCAGCTGGGCCGCGACACGGAGAAGGAGGGCCGCCGCCCGCAGCTCTCGGACCTGCGCGACTCCGGCTCGCTGGAGCAGGAGGCGGCGACGGTCTCGTTCCTGTACATGGAGCCCCGCGTCGGCAAGGCGTGGTGCGATGCGCAGGGCGCGACGGACTGGAAGGAGCTGGCGATCCGGCCCGTGGTGTGGGACCTCCTGAAGAACCAGCAGGGCCGCACGGGGCGCGTCTACCTCCGGCAGTCCGGAAGCTATATGCGGTTCGAGCCTGCGCGGCGCATCGACTTCAAGGCGGGCGAACGGGCCAGCAGCCCCGACAACCTCGTGGGCGGCTGGGACCTGGGGCAGCCGGCGGACCCGGACCCCAAGACCCGCGCCGGCGAGTACGTCGTGTGCCGCCACCCGAAGGGCGCCGTGGAGGCGCTGGAGGCGCCGTGGTTCGAGCGCGTGAACGAGGCGGCGGCACGTCTCGGGCAGGAGGGCTACCGCGAGCTGCGGCGCGCCGTCGGCGTCGCGGCGGCGATGGCGGCGCTGGAGCGCGAGCGCGCCGCCGTCCGCGAGGAGAACCACTTGAGGGACTTTGACGCGATGGCCGACGCCGACGCGGACCGGGCTGATTTGACTGTGCCCCGGCATGATGCCGGGCAAAACCAAGGAGACACGAAACGATGAACATTGGAAACTGGATTCGGCGGTCGGATACGCGGCCGCGCAGGGAGTACAGGGCCGTCCCCTTCCCGATCAGCCGCGAGGCGTTCGAGGCGGGCGCGGCGGAGGTGGCGCAGATAACGGACGCGGCATGGGCCGCGCTCGCCGGCGCGGCGGCCGAGACGATCCACCGCAGGCTCGCCCGGGCGATGACGACGAGCGGCAACGCCCGCTCCGACATGGTGGCCGAGGCGCGCGGCATGGCCGACCTCTGGGACGCGCTCTCGTCGCTCAGGGGCGGCGCGGAGCCGGCGCACGGGAAGGGGGCGAGGCGATGAAGGGGGATGGAGTGATCCGCACCTGCGGCATCGAGCTCGCCCGCTCGGTCAACCGCGACCGCGACGGCGCCGTCGTGGGCGAGACCGTCACCGGCGTGATCGGCGCCGACGGCACGCGCCTCTTCGCGACGCTCAGCCGCGAGCATCCCGACTCGACCTGGTTCGGCCAGGCGACGCTGATGCGCGACGGCGCGCCAGACCGCTGCGTCGCCGGCGCCCGCTTCTTCGTGGGCCACGCGGCCGCGGCCGTCGCCTGGACGGGACTTCTGCGCACCCTCGTCTACGACTGGCGCCGCAAGCGCGGCGGGAGGGCCGGGCGATGAGGTACGCCGAAGTCATCGGGCGCAGCGACGGCCACGTCTCGTTCGCCATGCGCTGCTCCGCGTGCGGGGCCAATCTTCGTAGGTTCGCCGCCGATATCGACGCATGTCGAATGCGGTACTGCCCGAAATGCGGGCACTTTCTGCAGCGGCGAAGCCCGCTCGTCAGGAACGAGGATATCGTCAGAATGCTGAACAACCAGCACACCGTGATCGCCGAAGCGCCGCGCAACTGCGACGTACTCTCCGAGGAGGCCGCGAACGAGGCGTGGGACGAGTACAGGCACTCTCACGTCCTACCGAGAGGAGGCTGGGACTTCCGGCACATCATCGCCTGGCTCTACTCCAAGGCGGAAGGGAAGGAGGAAACAAGGCCATGAAGAATGTCTATTCGAGTTTTGAGAACGGCAGATTCGCCATCGACATCGACCACGCGCGGCGGTTCGGCATCGGCCACGCGCTGATGGTGTCGCAATTCCGGCAGGACGACGACCGTCTCTTCCTCCGTGCGTTTCCCGGCGGCCCCGGCGTATCCCGCCGCTTCGACGAGGTGCTGCCGATATGCGACGACGACGCCCTGACGATCATCTTCTCCGCGATGAAGCCGGGCTCCGGCGAGGCCATCCCGGACCTCGGGACGATTGACGAACTGCTTGCGAGGCGCGCGGAGCGAGACGGCGAGGAATGGATCGGGAAGAAGGAAGGGACCAGGCCGTGAGCTACGGAATCTACTCGCCGGACCTGAAGGCATCTTCGTTGACCGACGTGTCCCTCGAAACGGCGCGGCGGTACAGGCATGGCGACGATGTGATTTGCACCGAGCGCATGAAGACATACGGCTTCGAGGTGGCGTTCGCCGTCGTGGACTACTGGCAGTTCCGGCTTTGGCGGCACCTCGGCGAGGCCCGCGTCGGCTTCCTGCAAATCAGGTGGCGGCGTCTGCGCTACAGGACCGCCGACAAAATCGTGGAGGGAGGCGCGCCGTGAGAAAGCCCCTTGACCTTGGCGACGCGATCGAGATCGACGGCGTGCGGATGCGCGTCGATGAAGTCCGCTGCACGTTCGGCGGCACCGTCTACCACCTCTGGTGGCTCGCAAACGGCGACATCCACGAGGTCGAGATGAGCGAGGAGGAAATCGAATTCATCCGCTTCGGGGATGACGAGGAGGAGGCCTAGCATGGATATGCACCACATCGACGCCCAGGGCTGCCGCCTCCTCGCCGGGGCGCGCCTGCGGTCCGCCGCCCGCGACCTCGCGCTCGCCGCCGCCGCCGAGGCGCGGCTCGCCGCCCTCGCGGCGGAAGGGGGCGAGTCGTGACCCGCGGCCCCGATCCGCATCCGCTCTTCCCGGCGCCGACGGCCGAGGCCGTGCGGCGCGCGGCGGCGAGGCTGGATTGCCCCGAGGCCGCGGCGTGGTCCGAACTCTGCCGCATCCGCGCCGAGGCGATCGAGGCGATGCAGCGCGACCCGTTCGGCTGCGGCTTCGCCCCGCCGGTCTGGACCGTCGTCTGGTCGCTCCTCGACTGGCCGCACTGGCCGCGCTCCCTGGAGGAGGACGCGCGGCGCCGCCTCGGCCTCGGCAAGTGGGAGTTCATGCGCCGGATGCGCGCCGCGCTCGGCCTGAGGGACCCGTCGAGGCCCATCCGGCGCGTCTGGGTCTCCGGCGCCAACGGCTCCGGCAAGACCGAGCTCATGGCGTTCATGGCCAACGCGCAGATGGCGGCCGCGCCCGAGCAGCGCGTCTACGTGCTCTCCACCACCGAGGGCGGCTCCGTCCTCAACGGCGTGCAGGAGAAGCTCCACCGCTACATCCCGCTCGCCTGGCGCGCCAACGTGAAGGGCGAGACGGCCTACGTCAGCTACAAGCGCCAGACGGGCTTCGCCGGAAACTCCTACGTCTTCCCCAACGGCTCGCGCCTCGCGATGAAGTTCTACGCCCAGGACCCCGAGGTCGAGGGCGAGGGCTTCGACGCCGACGCCTGCCTCGCCGACGAGTCGATCCCCGCGCCCTGGGCGCGCCGCCTCTGGCCGCGCGTCGCCCGCCGCGGCGGCTTCGTCTGCTTCTTCAACACCCCCCAGCAGGGCTACACCGAGGTCGTGCACGGCTTCATGGAGGGGCTCCTCGTGACGCGCTGGTGCGCCGGCACGCTCCTCCCCCGCGACGGCCGCGACCCCGACGAGGCGGCGGCGTGCGGGCTCACCGCCGGGGAGATGGCGCGCCTCTGCGCCGCGCTCGACGCGCGGCCCCCGCGCCCGCCCACCGTGCCGGAGTCGCGCCCCGAGGACTGCTGGTCGTGGCTCGAGGGCGACGGCGGCCCCGCCTGGGCGAGGGCGCGCCGGGCGCTCCGCGACGCGCCGGCGGCGGAGTCCGGCGGCCGCGTCTTCGAGGCCGTGCCGCGCGTCGGGATCGACGAGGCGGCGGGCCACGCCGTCGTGTTCTTCCACGGCAGCGACAACCCCTTCGGACGCCCCCGCAACCTCGTCGCCGGAATGCGCGCGGCGGCGAGGGAGCGCATCCTCTCGCGCGTCTACGGCGTCGTCACGCCGTCGCGGGACGCGGTGTTCGCCGCGTTCCGGCGCGACGTGCACGTCCTGCCGCCGGAGCGCATCCCGCAGGGCGGCACGAACTACATGGTCATGGACCCCGCGCCGGGGCGGAACCCCTTCGTCATCTGGATGCGCGTCGTCGGCGACGTGCGCTACGTCTACCGCGAGCTCCCCGGCCCGTGGGAGGTGCCGGGCATCGGCTTCCCCGGCCCGTGGAGCGTCACGAGCGGCAGGAAGGGCGGCGTCAACGACGGCGCCCGCGGCGAGGGCGCCCGCAGCTGGGGCTTCGGCCACGCCCGCATGGTCGCGCTCATCGCGTGGCTGGAGGGCTGGCGCGCCTTCGCGGACTGGGCGCTTCCGCTCGGCGCGGAGGACCTCGGCGGCGGCCGCGTCTCATGGCCCCGCTCCGCGACGGGCGAGGCGCTCTGGCCGCCGGCCGAGCTCGTGCGCTCCTGGGGCGAGCCCGCGCCGGGCGAGACGGCCGAGCCCGTCGCCGTGCGCCTCATCGACCCCAGGGGCGGCGAGGCGCCGCGCGTCGCGGTCGAGGGCGTCTCCACGCTCATCGGCGACTACGAGGCGATGGGCCTGCGGGTCGAGCCCGCGTTCTCGGGCACGGTGCTCTCCGGCGTCGAGGCCGTGTCGTCGGCGCTCGACCACGATCCGGCGGACGCCGCAGGCGGGCCGCGCCTCTTCGTCTCGGAGGAGTGCCCCAACGTGATCCGGTCCTTCGAGACGTGGAAGAACGTGGACGGCGAGGCCGCCGCGTGCAAGGACCCCATCGACTGCGTGCGCTACGGCTTCACGTCGGGCTGCGACGACTCCGCCGGCGCCGAGGGCGCGCCGCGCCGCAGGGCGCCGCGCAGGGACGCCGGGGCGCAATGCGCAATGCAGAATGCGCAATGCACAATGCCCTCCCGCGCCAGGGTCCGCGTCGGGCGGAGAAGGTGAGTGACGGGTGACGAGTGACGAGTGACGAGTTTGGCTTTGCCACAGGGCGGACCCGGCCCGCGCGACAACGCGGAACAACGGGCAGGGCGAGGCGCGCCGATCACGCGCCGGACCCGGACGCGGCGGAGAGTCGCGGGCTTGACGCCGACCGCGGAGTCAGGCGCGGGACGCTGCGCTCTCCGGAAACCTCCACATGCCCGCGTCCCGCCAGGGGACGCCGAAATCCTCGGAACCTGGCGAAGCCGCCCCCTCCCCGCCGTCACTGGACGGGCGTAGCATCGGGGAGGGGGCGGAGGAGATAGCCTCGCGCCCCCTGCGCTACGAGGCGAACGCGAGGATTGCGCCGCGCTCGGCGGCGGTTCCGTCCGCCACAAGCGTCCGGGTCAGCTTCGCGAACGACTCCGCCGCCCATTCGGCGGCGTCCGCGGCGGGCGAACCCGCAGCCGGCATGCGGATGGGAACGAGGAGCCTGTCGCCGGCGAAGCCAAGCTTGCATGCCTCGTCCAGTCGGAAGAGCCACTTGTTCGTCTCGTCCGTCACCGCCGTCGGCGTCATCCCCTCCAGCGAGATCGGCTTGATGGCGCGCTCGGCCCCCTCCGGGCCGAACACGAACGGCATCTGGAAGTCGTATCCGCGCGCCGCGTGGACCATGCGCGTCCCGTAGCGGACGCCGGACTCCCGAAGATAGCCGCGCACCCTGCGCTCGAGCTCCGCGGCGTATGGCTCCGTCGCGAAGCCGCGTTCGACGATCGACCGGTACTGGCGGTCGAGCTCGGCGGCCGGGTCGTCGCTCATCACCGCCATGGGCGCCCCGAAGCGCACGAGGCTTTCGCGGGGCCGCACGAGGTTCCGGAGCATCGCCTCGGCGTCGACGCCGAGGCCCGGCGCCCGGAACGACTCCGCGACGCGCGCGATGTCCGCCTTGGCCGCCTCGGCGGCGAGGCGGAACACGTTGGCGGGGATTTCCCTGAAGAAGGAGTGGACGCGCCGCGCGACGGCGCGGTTCCGGTCGCCGAGGCGGAAGCCGAAGTACCCTGCCGGGCGGCACCGGAGCACCACGCCGAAGCAGGCGAATTCGCCCGTCTCGGGGTACGGCCGGAACGTCACGGGCGTCACGACGCATGGTTGCTGGCTCTCTAGCATGTCTGGTTCTCCTGTCCGGCGCGCAGTATCTGTTGAATTCTCATGCGATGGTGCAGTCGAGTGTCATGGTGGTGTCCTCCGCCCCGCATTGTACCGCGTTCCGGCGGGCCTGGGGAGGGGGAGGGGCGGAAAATTATTTTCAAGCTGTCGCGCCGTGTCGCCGTGTGTCGCCCCCTGTCGCCCTTTGAGGTAAACGTTTCCCGGTGATACGATTGTGGCGTATCGCGGGGAACGCGGTACGCGCCCAGCGGGCGGCGCCTCTCGCCCGCGGAACATGCGGCCCCCGCTTGGCAGGGGCCGGGAAGGGAAAAGCCATGGGAAACCTGGAGATCGCGGCCGCAGCGGCCGCAGCGGAAACGCCAGCCACAGCACCAGAGACCACGATCCCGGCGGGAACGGAAGCCGCCGGGGCGCCCCCCGCCGCGCCCGGACAAGTGCCCGGAGAGACTCCCGCGGGAACCGACGGCGACGAGGACTCGCAGCCCGTCCAGGGCCTCGACCCCGCCGCCCAGAAGCGCATCGACGCGCGGATCGGCCGGCTCACGGGCCGCGCCAAGGCCGCCGAGGAGCGCGCCGCGGCCGCCGAGCGCGAGCTCGCCGAGCTCCGCGAGAAGGCGGCCGCCGCCGAGGACGAGCGCTACGCCGCCCTGGGCGTGCCCGCCGCCTACCTCGGGCCGGACGAGCGCGCCGAGGCCGACAAGGCCGCCTCCGAGCTCGCCGAGGCCGAGAGAAGCGCCGCCTTCTGGGGCGGGCTCTCCGCCGACGGCGGCAGGGTCGGCGGACGCGAGTACACCGCGGCAGAGTGCCGCGACTTCGCGCGCCGCGCCGAGCGCCAGGCCGGGGCCGCGCAGGGGAGGCTCGACGCCATCGCGTCCGCCGCCCGCGCCCAGCTCCGCGCCGACGCCGAGGCCGGCCGCCGCACGCGCCTCGCCCAGGGCGCCGCCGCGAGGACCGCGCCCCGCAAGGCCGCCCAGGCGCACGCCGCGCCGACCCCCGCCGCCGCGCCCGGCGGCACACCGCCCGCGCCGCCCGACGGCGGGGCGAACCATGCCGCGCCCGACCTCTCCACCGCCACGGCGGCGAAGGCCTGGCTCGACGCCGACTAGACCACACCAACCCCCAAGCACCCACAACCCCAAACCCCTTCCCAACCATGCCCGAACTCTACGATCCCGATCTCAAACTCAAGGTGCCGGACTTCGAGCGCGCCGTCCTTCTCGCCCGCTCCGACAAGCTCGCCTTCCAGGCCCTCCTCGGCTCCGAGGTCAAGGCCACGTCCAACCCGTTCTTCTGGCCCGTCGAGACTCCGAAGGACTCCGCCGTCAAAGGCTACAAGGACGGCCAGAAGCACACGCCCGGCAACTCCGTCCAGCCCGACCAGCTCCAGGGCGCCTGCCAGGAGATCCGCGAGGACTACGCCATCGGCTGGCAGGCGCAGCAGGTCGAGACCTACTCGCGCCACAACAACCCCGCCTACCAGAAGAAGCGCGCCATGGAGCGCCTCCTCGTCCAGCGCGAGAAGCTCCTCCTCTCCGCGCAGGACATGGTGCTCCCGGCCCAGGACACGGCCCCGCTCGCCCGCGGCGCCGTCAACTGGCTCCGCCCCAAGCCCGCCGGGGGCGCCGACCCGCAGGGCTCGGGCGTCCGCGTCCCCGACGACTACCGCACGCTCCCCGGGGCGTTCTTCGAC